AGCACCTGCCGGTCCGTACGAGTCTTGAGGCTGGCGACCCTGCGTAGTCGTCACTGTGAGTAGTAGCCGAGGGGAGGTCCCCTATGTCTGGTGTCCCTGGCCGCGGGGGCCCGGTCCCGAAGCGCACTGAGCAGCGGCGGCGCCGGAACCAGGACGTGCCCGTCGACCGCGCACCGGCTGCGGCGCCGTTCGAGCGGCAGCCGGCCTCGTCGGAGTGGCATGAGGTCGCCCGCCGCTGGTACGACGCTCTGGCCGACTCGGGTCAGGCGCAGTTTTACGAGCCGTCGGACTGGGCGACGGCGTTCTATGTCGCCGAGGCGATGTCCAGAAACCTTGACGGTGGGCGGTTCTCCGCGCAGCTGTTCGCCGCGGTGATGGCTGCCTCGACGTCGCTGCTCGCGACGGAAGGGGATCGGCGCCGGCTGCGCCTGGAGCTGGAGCGGGCAAAGCCCGGCGCGGACTCCGCATCGGAGGCCGACGGTGTCGTCCAGCTCGCCGCCTACGCCAAGCGTCTCTCCGGCTGACCGGCTCGTCACTCTGCCGGCTGGGGCGCCGGAGCTGACGCTCGGGTACGCGGTCGCGCAGTGGATGGAGACGTGGCTGATCCAGCCGAACGGCCCGCACGCCGGCCGGCCGTTCCGGGTCATCGACTCGCAGCTGCGTTTCCTGGCCTGGTGGTACGCGGTCGACGAGTTCGGGCACTGGCTGTTCCACCACGCGGTACGCCGCCTGGCGAAGGGCTCCGGTAAGTCGCCGTTCGCCGCGGCCCTGGCCTTGGCCGAGCTGTGCGGGCCGGTGCGGCTGCGGGACTTCGACCCGCGGCTGCCGGGCGGCTGCGTCGGCCGGCCGGTCGACATGCCCTGGGTGCAGATCGCGGCCACCGCCGAGTCGCAGACGGCGAACACCATGCGGATGGTGCGGGCGTTCGCCCCGAAGGGGTCGAAGATCGTCCGGCAGTACCGGCTCGACCCCGGCAAGACCATGTACTACGCGGTGCCCGAGGGGAAGCTCGAGGTCATCACCTCCAGCTCCACGGCAGCGGAAGGCGCCGAAGCGTCGTTCGTCATCGGTGACGAAACCGAGCACTGGAAACCGTCCAACGGCGGCCCGGAGCTCGCCGCGACGCTGGAGGACAACCTCGCCAAATCCGGTAGCCGGATGCTCGAGACCTCGAACGCGTGGGTGCCGCGCGGCGACGGTGACGAGACGGTCGCGCAGTTGTCGTGGCAGGCGTGGATCGCCCAGGAAGAAGGCCGCACCCGCGCCGAGTCGAAGATCCTCTACGACGCGCGGATCGCCCCGCCGGACACCGACGTCGCCGACGAGGCGTCGCTGCGCGCCGCGCTGGAGCACGTGTACGGCGACTGCCATTGGGTGGACCTGCGCCCGATCATGAACCGGATCTGGGACCTGCGCTCCAGCCCCGATGACTCCAAGCGGAAGTACCTGAACCGGCCGACGGTCACGGCCGATGCGTGGACGACGCCGGAGGAGTGGGCGCTGTGCGTCGACCCCGAACTGGTGGTCGCCGACGAAGACCCGGTCGTGTTGTTCTTCGACGGCTCCAAATCGGACGACGCCACCGCGCTGGTCGGCTGCGATATCGAAACCGGGCACGTGTTCGTCATCGAGGTGTGGGAACGGCCACCGGGGGCGGCCGGTGACGGTTGGCAGGTTGACCGGGTCGACGTCGACCGGGTGGTGCGGCGCACGTTCGAGCTGCGGAACGTGGTGGCGTTCTTCGCCGACACCAAAGAGTTCGAATCCTACGTGGACACGTGGGGTCAGGACTTCCGTGAGCGGCTGCTGATCGACGCCACCACGGGCAAGTCCCGTCACCCCGTCGCGTGGGACATGCGGACCAACGTCCGCGACTTCACCCTCGCCGCCGAGCGGATGCTGGTCGACATCAAGGCCCGCACCGTCACGCACGACGGCGACGGCCGGCTGCAGCGGCACATCACCAACTGCCGCCGGTCCCCGAACAAGTACGGGGTGTCGGTCAGCAAGGAATCCCGCGAGTCGCCGAAAAAGATCGACGGCGCGGTGTGCGCGATCGGCGCGCGGATGGTGCGCCGCCTGGTCCTCGCATCCGATGCGTGGGCCAAACGCCAGCAAGGACCGAAGAAAAAGCCGGGTCGCGTAGTCGCGTGGGGGTGAGCTTGTGGCGCTGTCCGCCGACGATGCCGTGCGCGTCGCCGCTGACCTCCTCAAAATCCGTAGCGCCGAGGCCGAACGGCTGGACCTGATCCGCGAGTACATGCGCGGCAAGGTGTGCCGGATCTACGTCCCCCGCTCGGCGACCCAGGAATACAAGGACCTCGTCCAGCAGTCCCGGATCAACGTCATGCCGCTGGTCGTGACCGCGGTGGCGCAGAACCTGTTCGCCGACGGCTACCGGCCCGCCCGGGCCAGCGACAACGCGCCGGCATGGGAGATCTGGCAGGCCAACCGGATGGACGCCCGGCAGGCCGGCCTCTACCGGGCAGCCCTCACCTACGGGGTGTCGTACGCCACCGTCCTGCCCGGCAGCCCGGTGCCGGTGATCCGGCCGTACTCGCCGCGGGAAATGACCGCGGTCTACGACGACCCGATCAACGACGAATGGCCCGTCTACGCCCTCGCCGTCCGCGACGGCTACGACGGGGCGCGGAAGGTGCGCCGGATGCGGCTGCTCGACGCCACCCACGTCTACGAGCTCGCCGCCGGAGACGGGGACGCGGCACCCACATTCACCCGCTCCTTCGCGCACGACCTTGGCGTGTGCCCGGTGCCGCGGTGGCTGAACGAATACGGCGACATCGACGACGGCTCACAAGGCGAAGTCGAGCCGCTGATGCCGTTGCAGGACCAGGTGCAGCAGACCACGTTCGGGCTGTTGATGGCCCAGCAGTACGCGGCTTTCCGGCAGCGGTGGGTGACCGGCATGGCCATCCCCGAAGACGAGAGCGGCCGCCCGATCGAGGCGTGGAACGCGGCCGTCAACCGGGTCTGGCAGGCCGAAAGCCCAGACGCCAGGTTCGGCGACTTCGCGGAAACGTCGCTCGACGGCTACCTGGCCAGCCGCAAAGCCTCCCTGTCGATCATCTCGGCGATCGCGCAGATCCCACCCCACGCCCTGCTCGTCTCCGACGGCATCTCCAACCTCTCCGCCGAAGCCTTAGCGGCGATCGAGTCCGGGCTGCAGCGGAAGGTCGGCGAACGCAAGACCTCGTTCGGTGAATCCGACGAGCAGATGCTGCGCCTGGCGTCCCGCGCCGCCGGCGACCCGGCCGGCTGGGAAGACACCTCCGCGCAGATCGTCTGGCGCGACACCGAATCCCGCAGCCTGGCGCAGGTCGCCGACGCCCTCGGGAAGATGGCCCAAATGCTCGGCATCCCACCCCGGGCGCTGTGGGAACGCATCCCCGGCGTCACCGACCAGGACATCCAACGCTGGCAGCGGATCGCCGAGGAAGACGAAGGAATCGACGCTCTGAGCCGGATGGTGGAGGAGACCACGCGTGCCCAGCCCGGCCGCGAACCAGCTGACACGCCGGCATAGAGCCCAGGTCATCGCGGTCGGCCGGGCAGTCGTCCGCCCCGTCCGCGCCACCGCCGGCCGGGCGTCCGTCGGTGACGTCGACTCCTGGTTCGACTCCGTCCTGGACCGGCTGCTGCACATCATCCGCGGCGGCTGGGTGACCTCACGGACCCTCGGCGACCGGTACGTGCGCGAGCACGCCCGGGTCGAAGGCCGCGCGGTGGTTCCGGAGCCGGCGCTGTGGGTGCCCGACCGCGTCACCACAAGCCTGCGGGTCACGGGCCCGGTCGAGTTCAAACGACACCTCGAGCTCACCGGCAACGAGACCGCCGCGAAGCGGGTCATGGCCAAGACGATGTCGGCGTCCGCGCAACGCCACGCCCTGGCCGGCGAGCGGGACACCGTCGCCCAGACCGCGGCCGCGTCCGACGTGATCGTTGGCTGGCGCCGGGTGACTGACGGGAACCCCTGCGCGTTCTGTGCCATGCTCGCCGGCCGCGGCGCCGTCTACGGACAAACGTCCGTCCACTTTGACGCCCACGACGGCGACGAGTGCACCGCCGAACCGCTGTACGAGCACGAAGACGAACCCGAAACGGTGCTCGCCCTGCAAGAGCAATGGCGCCAAGCGACCGCAGGCACCTCCGGGAAAGCGGCCCTACGAGCGTGGCGACGCCACTGGGATGAACAGAGAGGCTCCGATGGCTGAATTCAGCGCCGAGCAGCGCCGCGACCTGGCCGCCCGCGGGGACGCCATGTCCGGGGGCCGGTTCCCGATCCGGAACCGCTCCGACCTGGAAAACGCTATCCGCGCGGTCGGGCGCGTGCGTCCCGACACCGACGCCGCCCGCGCACAGGTGCGGCGTTTCATCATCAAACGCGCCCGCGCTCTCGGCCTCGCCGACGCCATCCCGAACAGCTGGAACAGCGACGGCTCCCTGAAGACCTGACACCACCGCCAAACCCCGACGCCCAGAAAGGGCAACCCGTATGACAACGCCCAACGAGCCTGCGCCTGGTGCAACGGCTCAACCCGAGACGGCGCCTGGTGCACCGCCTCCCACCCCGCCGGCGCCTGGTGCACCGGCCGGACCGGTCGACATCAACACCCTGCCGGCACAGGTCCAGGACTACATCAAGCAACTGCGCGACGAAGCCGGAAGCAGCCGCACCCGCGCCAAAGCCTCCGCCGCGGAACAGGCACGGGCCGAGGTGCTCCAGCAGATCAGCCGCGCTATCGGACTCACCGAAGACGTCACCGACCCGGAAGTCCTCGGCGAGCAGCTCGCCGCCACCCAGCTCGCCGAAGCCGGCGCACGGCTGGAGCTCGACGTGTTCCGCACCGCGGTCCGGCTCGGTGTGGACGCCGACCGGCTCCTCGACTCCCGACGGTTCGCCGAAGAGGTCGACGCTCTGCCCGCCGAAAACTTCGACCAGCACCTGCAGACGCTGATCACCACGTGGGCCACCCGCGACCCGAGCCTGCGCGCCGGCGGTGCGGCCGCCACGCCAGGGCGCCCGGTGGAGGCCCTGCGATCCGGTGCCCTCCCCGCCGGGGAGCCGGCAACCGTCGACCCCAACGAGTGGATGCGCCGTCGCGCGTCCCGTTCCTGATCACAGCAGCACGGCACGGGCCGGCTGCCCATCACCACAGAAAGGTAGGCACCCGCCGTGCCGTACGACACCGTATCCACGTCCAACCCGGACCTTCTGCCCGTCGAGTGGTCCCGGCAGGTCATCAAGGAAATGCAGGAGTCCTCGGCGGTCCTCGGCCTGTCCCGGCGGCTGACGATGTCCACCCGCACGCAGGTGCTGCCCGCGTCGTCGGCGCTTGCCCGCGCCTACTGGGTGGGCGGCACCGACAGCACCGGCCTGAAGCAGACCACCAAGAACGAGTGGAAGGGCGTCTACCTGCGGGTCGAGGAACTCGCCTGCCTGGTCGCGATCCCGCACGCCCACATGGACGACAACGCCTTCCCCGTGTGGGAGGAGACCCGGCCGAGCCTCGTCGAGGCGATGGGCGCCACCCTCGACGCCGCGGTCCTGTTCGGGGTCGACAAGCCGCTGAGCTGGCCCGGTCCGATCTACCAGTCGTCGGTCCTCGCGGGCAACAACACCGTGTTCCCGACCGGCGACGACCTGGCGCAGGACATCTCCGAGTCGGCGCGGAAGCTGCGCCGGCAGGACGGCTACCGCACCACCGGGTTCGCCGTCGAGCCCGGCCTGCAGTGGGAGTTGGTGGGTCTGCGGGACGCTCAGGGGCAGCCGATCTATCAGACGAACCTGCCCGGGGCGATCAGCACCGGCATCTACGGTTTCCCGCTGCTGGAGGCCGGCAACGGCGCGTGGGACATTGACGAGGCGAAGATCATCCAGGGTGACTGGTCCAAGAGCATCGTCGGTATCCGGCAGGACATCACGTTCACCCGCCACGACTCCGGCGTCATCAACGACGACGCCGGCGTCGTGGTCTACAACGCGATGCAGCAGGACTCCACGATCTGGCGTGCGGTGATGCGGGTGGCGTGGGCGACCGCGAACCCGCAGACCCGCATCGCGCAGGCCGGGGGTTTGACCGACCAGCAGCGGTACCCGTTCTGGGTGATCCAGAACGGCTCCACCTACGACTACTCGTGAGGGTCCTGACCCTGGCCCACCGGTACGTGCCGGTCCACTGCGCGGGCGCGGAGACCATGCTCCACAGCATGCTCCGCGCCCTCGCGCAGCGCGGCCACGACGTGCAGGTGGTGCTGTCCGCGCAGGGCGGCCAACCCTACGAGCTCGACGGCGTGAAGGTGGCGCCGTTCGTGTCCAAGCGCGACGTGTTCGCGCACCTTCCGCACGCCGACGTCCTCATCAGCCATCTGATGAACACGCCGCGGGCCACATTCCTTGGCGGCTGGAACGGGGTGCCTGTGGTGCTGATCCACCACAACACCTTCGAGGTCACCAAACGCGCCTTGCTCACCCCGCAGGCCCGCGTCGACCTCGTCGTCGCCAACAGCCAGTGGATGGCCGACGACCTGCACGCCTGGTTCGCCGCCCGCGATATCCCGCCACCGAAGACGGTCATCGTGCGGCCACTGGCCGACCCCGGCGAGTACGCCACCACCCCCGGCGACCGGGTGACGCTGGTCAACCTGCGGCAGATGGACCGCGACCCCGGCACCGGATCCACCATGGGCAAAGGCGCCGAGGTGTTCTGGGCACTGGCCGAACGCATGCCCAACACCCGCTTCCTCGGCGTCCGCGGCGCCTACGGCACTCAGATGATCCGTGACCTGCCGAACGTCGAAGTCCTCGAGCACGTGGCCCACGACGCGATGCGGGACAAGGTGTTCGCCCGCACCCGCGTGCTGCTCATGCCCAGCTCCTACGAGAGCTGGGGCCGCGTCGGCGTGGAAGCGATGGCCTCCGGCATCCCCGTCATCGCCCACCCCACACCAGGGCTGCGCGAATCCCTCGGCGACGCGGGCATCTTCCTCGACCGCGACGACACAGACGGCTGGTGCCGCGCCCTGCGCACCCTCGCCATGCCCGGACCCTACAAAGCCGCGTCCCGGCGCGCGCTGGCCCGCGCCGGCGAGCTGGCGCCGGGCCCCGACCTCGACCGCTGGTGCGACGCCGTCGAACACGCGGCGTCCCGACGACTCACGGGAGTGCGCTGATGGCGCTGAACACCAACGGCCGCAACGCCCTGGTCAACGGACTGGCGTCCGTCGTCACCCACATCTCCGTCCACAGCGCAGTGCCGGACGACAACGGCTCCAACGAACTCACCGGCGGCACGTACGCCCGGCTGCCGGTCACCTGGACCGCCGCCGCGAACGGAGTCCGGGACAACCAGGGCCAGCTCGACCACAACATCCCCGCCGGATCCACCGTGGTCGCCTACGGCCTCTGGTCCGCTCTGACCGTGGGCACCTTCTACGGCTACATCCCGCGCACCGGCACCGGCGAAGCCCTCTTCGGGTTCGGCTCGGTCGACGCCGCCGGCGTCACCGCGGACGCGATCCAGTCAGCCGGCCACGGCCTGGCCAACGGCATGCGGGTGCTGCTGTACAACGTGCTCGCCGAAACACTGCCGGGCGGACTGGCCGAGGGCACCCTCTACTACGTCGTGGCCGCGGCCACCGACACGTTCGAGGTGTCCCTCACCGAGGGCGGCGCGTCCGTGAACATCACCAGCCAGGGTGAGCTGTTCTGGCAACGCGCCGTGCCCGAAACGTTCGCGTCCGCCGGACTGCTGTCCACCGCCGCCGGTGCGCTGGACCTGTCCACCGCGGTGATCTGACCCCGGCCGTGGCCGAGTCGATCTTCACGGCGCAAACCCCGCTCGCGGGGAACGTCAACGACGGCACCCAATACACCCTCGGCACCGTCTGGACGCCAGCCGTCGACGGCACCGTCACCCACATCCGCGTCTACGCCCCCACCGGAACCCCCGCCGCCGCGTTCGTCGGCGTCCTCTACACCATCACTGGCGAGGCCGCCGGGACCGAACTGGCCAGAGCCACCTTCGGCGCCCTCACCCCTGCGGCGTGGAACACAGTCCCGTTGCCCGCACCGGTCCCCGTCACCGCCGGCAACCACTATGTGGCCTGCTACATCACCGCCGACCTGTTCGTCCTCACGACCTTCTTCTTCACCGACGCCGGCGTCACCAACGGTGACCTCACCGCCATCCAATCGGGCGTCCCGTACGGCAACGGGCGCCTGCATGCCGGCGACGGCTTCCCAGAGGTCGCGTCAGGTCAGCAGTCCTGCTACTTCGCCGACGTGGTCTTCGAAGCCGGCGCCGCCCCCGTCGCCGCGGAAGGGACCGGTCTCGGCGGCGGCACGGGCCGCGCCGCCGGCACCAAGGCAGCACCCGCCGCCGGCGCCGTGTGCGGCGCCGCCGCCGGGCACGGCGCCGGACAGAAGGCAGCACCGGGCACCGCGGGCGGCAACGCAGCCGCGTACGCCACCGTCCAAAGCCTCAAGCGCACACCGGCGGCAGGCAGCGCCCACAGCGCCGCTGTAGCCGCCGCCGCCGGCGTGAAGGTCGTCCAGTCCGGCGGCGTGCTTTACGGCGCCGGCTACGGCCTCTCCGGCGCCGCCGGGCCGACCGCACGCGGCCCGATCGTCGTCACCACCAGCGCCCACCCAACCGCCGCCGTCGACACCCGCACCACAACCGTCACCGTGGAGGTGAGCGCGCGATGACCGACATCGGCGACGACGTCACCATCCCCATCACGGTCAAGGTCGCCGGCGCACTCACCGACCCGGCCAGCATCGAAGTCCACACCACCGCCCCCGACGGCACCGAGGACACCCTCACCCCAGCCCGGCTGTCCCTGGGCACGTACGAAGCCCACGTCGCCGCAACCGCAGGCGGCCGCTGGCTGTACCGGGTCGTCACCGTCGACCCGGACCACGTCGAGCACAGCTACTTCGACGTCGCCGCCAACCCGCCCCCGCCAGCGCGGCTGATGCCCCTGGCCACCGTCGCCGACCTCGAAGCCCGCTACGGCACCCTCACCGACGACCAGCGGGCCCGCGCCGACGCCCTCCTGGCCGACGCCTCCGCGAAGATCCGCGTCTACACCGGGCAGAACTTTGACCTCACCCTCGGCGACGTCATCACCCTCCGCCCCGTCGGAACCACCGTCCGCCTTCCGCAACGCCCCGTCCGCGCCGTCCACCAGGTCGTCGCCGTCGGCGGCACATCATCCATCCCGGACATCACCCTCCCGAGCGGGGCGTGGACGTGGGACGGCATCGACCTCGTCGACGTGTGGCCCACCAACACCGGCTGGATCCTGAACCTGCCCGAGGTGTGGCTGGAAGGCTACCCACCGGACACCTACCGCATCACCTACGACCACGGCTACGACACCACCCCCGACGATGTGATCGCTGTCTGCTGCTCCATGGCCCTGCGCGTCCTGACCTCACCCACCCAGGTCGAAGGGCTCCAGTCCGAACGCATCGGCCAGTACTCCTACCAGTACGGCCAAGGCGCCGGCGGCCAATCCCCCGGCCTGACGCCGCGGCTCACCGACGCCGACCGCGAAGACCTGCAGCCCTACCGGGCCACCAAACGCGCCTCGACGATCGCCCTGCGGGTCCGCTGATGGGCGTGCCCGCCGGCCTGCTACCGCACACCGTGACCCGTGTCCGCCCGGCCGTCACCACCAACCCGTACGGAGACAAGACGTACAACTACGGGGCCGCCGCGGTCCGCAAACCGATGGCGGCGTGGATGCAGCAGGACCAACGCACCGAACCACTCGCCGACGGCCGCGACCCCCTCACCCAAAACTGGCTGATGGTCACCAACGACCCAGACGTGGCCGGCCACGACCGCATCGAATGGACCGCCCCAGCCGGACCGACAGTGTTCGAAGTGGACGGACCCCCCGCACCCGTCTACACACCGGCCGGCTACCACCACACCGAATCCACACTCCGCCTCGTAGAGGGGTAGGCATGGGCGCCCAGGATCTTCAGCCAGCAGATATCCGGATCGTCGAGCGACGCAAGCGCAGCCACGATGAACCACCAGGCATCATCCCGAACGATGTCCTGATCAACGGGCAGTCAGTGGCCATGATGTCCAACCGGCCGGTGAAGGTGCACGAAATCGAGCAGTACGGCAATTCTCTCGTAGAGGTCACGCTGACGCTCGTTGCGCGCCGCGTAGCGTTCGAAGTGGAGTACGAGGACTGATGGCCCTCGTTCGCTACCGCCCCAACCGCCGCGGGCTGCGTGAGCTGCTCGGCGCCGACTTCGTCCGCCGCGACCTCGAACGCCGCGCGGAGGAGATCGCCGAGGTCGCCCGCGCCGACTACGCCGCCCGCCCCCCGCACGAGGGCGACGTGGAGGTGACCGTCGACTCTTCCGCCGGCGAGACCGGCGCCCAGCTACGCGCCCGCGCCACCGTCATCGCCAAACACCCCGGCGTCGTCCACATCGAAGCCGACCGGCGGCCGCTCGGCGCCGCGATCGACGCGGCGAAGTTCTGATGCCCTACCCGGATGCGGTGGCGCTGCTGCGCGCCTACCTACTGCCCATCGTCGCCGTGGACATCGCCTCCCGGATCCCCGACCCCCGTCCGGCGACGTGGCTGCAGGTGCGCCGCGTCGGCGGCCCGCAGCTGCGCCCGGTCCGGGACCAGCCCCGAATCGACGTGTTCGCCTGGGCACCCACCGACCCCGAAGCGTGGACGCTCGCCGAGCTCGCCCGGCGTTCCATCCACGCCCTGCAGGCGACCACCCTGCTCGGCCCGATGTGCTACCGAGTCGACGAATTCCTCGGCCCGCGCCAGTTCGACGACCCGCTCACCGGGTCGCCGCGGGTCTGGGCCACCTACAGCCTGACGATCCGCGCCGACGACGCGATCGCCCGCTAAACCGCCCGGCTCCGCGCGCCGGCTGATCAGTCCCCGCATCCAGCGCACGGAGGAATCATGACGCTCAACGCGCCTGCCGTAACCGTCGGCATCACCGGTGAGGTCTACACGGCCGACTCCGGCGCCACCGTCACCGCCCCCACCTCATCCTCGTCAGTCCTTGACACCGACCTGTTCGGCCTCGGCTACGTGTCCGAAGACGGTGTCGAAGAGGCGTACGACGACACCGTCGAAGACATCGTGGCCTGGCAAAACGCCACCGTCGTGCGTTCCCTGACCACCGAGTCCAAGGCCACCCTCGCCTTCACGTTGATCGAAACCAAGGGCAAGGTGTTGGAGCTGTACCACAAGGGCTCGCAGGTCGAGGTCGTCTCCGCCGGCGAGTGGAAGATCGACGTCAAGGCCCCCACCTCCGACCGGCGCCCCTTCGTCCTCGACGTCATCGACGGCGCCAAGCACATCCGCTTCTGGGTGCCCACCGGCGAGGTGACCGAGCGGGAGCCGATCGCCTACCAGAACGGCGAACCGATCGCCTACGGCGTCACGCTCACCTGCTACCCCGACGCGAACAACGTCGTGCTGACCAAGTTCGCCAACGACGCCAACTGGGGCTACAGCTAAACCTTTCGATCTCCCGGTGGCGTGGATCGCGCGGACCCACGCCACCGGGTCAAACCCTGTCCGCGCGCACACAAGGAGTTCCGCGCACATGACTTTCTCTGTCCGCAAGACCCTCGCCGACGCGAGCCTCGCACCGTTCGAGTACGAGGACGCCGCAGGCAAGCCACAGGTGCTTCCGCACGCCAAGACCCTCAGCCCAGACCAGGCCATGCGTATCGCCATCCACGGCGACTTCGAGGGCGTCCTCAACGAAATCGCCCCCGGCCAAGGGACTGCACTAGCCAACCTACCCATGATCGTGATTGAGCCGCTCCTCGCGGCCTGGTTCGAGCACTCCGAAATCGACCTGTCCGGGGCCGGCCTGGGAAAACCGCCGAAGTCCTCGCCGTCCTCCACCAGCACCCGGGCGCCCTCGAAGCGGACCTCGCGTTCCGCGGCATCACGCTCTCGGAAGTAAGCCTGCGCCAGCTGGAGGTCTACGTTCCGGCGCTGGCCGAGACCGAGGGCACGGCCCTGCGCCGGGCGTTGACCGGGGACACCTGGACACGCACCGATCACCTGCTGGCCTTGGCCGTAGACCGGCTCGGGGTCCTGATCTGGCAGCAAACCAAGGACGGCCGCAAGGGGCGCAACCGGCCAAAGCCGATCAGCCCGCTCGCGAAGAACAACGCCGCCAAGTACGGCAAGACCAGCCGGTCACCGGAAGAGGTCAAGGCCTACCTCGCGAGGTTCGGGCCGCCGCCCAGCTGACAAGGGGGTGACGTCGTGGCCGAAGAAGTCGGCGCCGCATACGTCTCCCTCATCCCGTCCGCCCGCGGCTTCTCCAAGCTGGCCCAGCGGGAGCTCGACGCGGAGCTTCGCGGCAACCGCACCCCGAAGATCCGCGTCACCCCGGAAATCGACGCCGACACCGCCCGGGCGCAGCTCACCGCCCAGCTCACCGGCGCCGGCCAGCGGATCTCCCTGCCGGTCGACGTCGACCAGCAGACCGCCAGCGCGCTGTTCCGCCAACTCGCCGGCCTCGGCGGCGAGTCCGGGCGTGCGTTCGGCGACAGCTTCACCCGGGACGCCTCGGGCAGGCTGCGGGACTCCAGAGGCCGTTTCGTCGCCGCCGGACAAGAGGCCGGCCGCGACGTCGACCGCGGGCTGCGGGCGTCGCTCAATGAGACCGACCGCGGCCTGCTCCGGAACCTCGGTAACGCCGGCGACACCGACCGGCGCGGCCGGGTGCTCGGAAACCTGTTCGGCCGGGCCCTCGGCGGTGGCATCGACTCGGCCAAAGGCTCGATCACCGCAGCGCTGACCGCCCCGTTCCGCGACCCGAAGCTCGCCCTGATCCTGGTCGCCGCGCTGGTCTCCCCGCTCGGCGCGGCCTTGGTCCCGGCGCTTGGCGCCGCCATCTCGGCCGCTCTCATCGGCGCCGCTGGCCTCGGCGTCATCGGGCTCGGCGCGTTCCTGCTCAAGGACGACCCCCAGGTCAGGAAGGCCGCCGGTGACCTCGGCAAGACCGCGGCGGGTGCGTTCACCGCCGCTGCGCAGCCGCTGGTGCAGCCATTCGTGGCCTCGCTCAACATCCTCCGCGACCTCGTCAACGAGCTGCGGCCCGAGCTGGCCGAGATGTTCACGGCGATCGCGCCGGCGATCGTACCGCTGACCAGGGGGCTCGCCGGGTTCATCCGGGAGGCCATGCCGGGACTCCTGGCGCTGGTCAAGGCGGCGACCCCGTTCCTGATGGACCTTGAGCACACCCTTCCCCGGCTCGGCGATCACCTGAGCCGGTTCTTCGGGGCGATCTCAGCCGGCGGCCCAGGCGCGACCCAGTTCTTCCGCGACTTCCTTCACGTGCTCGGCCTCGGGCTCGTCTTCTTCGGCAGCCTCATCCGCGTCCTGACCGGCTGGTACGCACACACGCGGACCGTCGTTAAGGGCGTCGCCGCTGTCTGGCTCTTCTTCCAGAGCCTGACCGGCAGGGTCGTCCTGGCCGTGATCGGCTTCTTCGGGCGGCTGGGCCGCTTCGTGAACGGCGTGTGGACCTCTGCCCGCGCCGAAGGCGGCCGATTCCTGCGCTGGTTGCAGGGCTTGCCGGGCTGGGTCAAGGCCGCGATCGGTGGTCTGGGAACGCTGCTGATCAACTCTGGTAAGGATTTGATCGCCGGCTTGATCCGGGGTATCCGCTCCAAGATCGGCGACCTCGCCGGCGTGATGGGTGACGTGGCGCAGAAGGTGCGTGACTACTGGCCCTTCTCCCCGGCGAAGACCGGGCCGCTGTCCGGCCGCGGCAGCCTGTTCTACGCCGGCCAGAACCTGTCGACCGACCTCGCCTCAGGCATGGAGCGGCGCTTGCCGGTGGTCGAGTCGGCCAGTGCCCAACTCGCGGGCGCGGTCGGGTTCGGTACCCGTGGCGGCGACGGCGCCGCGCTCGCACCGGCCGGGATCACCGCCGGCTGGCGGCCGGACGCGACCGGTGACCAACTCCTGGACGCGATCCGAGGCCTGATCGAATTCCGGTACGGCGGCGACCCCGTCATGGCGCTCGGCAGCCGCTGATGGCGTTCCCCGACGAGCCGCTGCCGCTGATCGTCGAAGCCGTCTTCGGCGGTGACACCGTTGACCTGTCCGACCGGCTCCTCAGCGACACCGTGTCCATCACCCGCGGCAAGGCCGCCGGTGCCCGCCAGGTATCCACCGGCTCGTGCAAGCTCGTCCTCGACGACTCTGACGGCGCCCTGACCCCGCTCAACCCGACCGGCGACTACTACCCGCATGTGCGCCGCGGTGTCGAGGTGCGGGTGCGGCTGCCCGAAGCGCCCGGCAGTGGCGCCGCCGGCGCGGCGTCGGCCAGCGCTGTCGCACCTTCCCTCGGTGTGGTCGACGGGCCGGCCCTGCTCGTCTGCGCGTGGCTGGTTTTCGACGACGGCACGCCCACCAACTTCAACCTCACCGTGCCCGGAGCGATGGTCGCCGGCCCGGAGGCGGACGACGGCAGCTTCGGCGGCAGCGTCGCCGCCAGCCAGACCGTGGGCGCCGGCGCGACCGGCACCCGCACCGCCACCGCGAGCCCAACCCCCGACGGGTGGATGGCCATCAGCGTCGCCGTCCCCGGCACTGTCACCGTCGCCGAACGGCTGTCGGACGCCGCCGTCGCCGCGGACGTCACCCTCACCACCTCGGCAACACCGGCCAACGGTTGGCTTCTGGCCATCCAGGGCTGGGACCTGAGCGACAACAGCCCACCCCGGCCCTCCGGTGACGGGTGGATGCTGCTCGGCGAGGCGGACGGCGTCGGCCGGATGCGGGCGTGGCTCAAACCCCTGTACGACCGCAGCCCTCAGTCGGTGACGTTCGGTGCGAGCCCGGCATCGGTCGACAACCACGCTCACCTCCTCGTGCTGTCCGGGGTTCGCGCGATGGTGCTGCCGACCGATTCGGCGCCGCGGTTCACCGGCACCGTGTCGTCGTACCGGCCGCGGCTGGTGCCGACAACCGACGGAGTCCGCGCTGTTCAGCAGATCGACGTCGCCGGCCCGCTGCGGCGCCTGGAAAAGGGGCAGCCGCCGCTCGAGTCGCCGCTTCGCCGCCAGGCCCTCAGCGCACAAAACGCCGCGTCGTTGAAGGCGTATTGGCCGTGCGAGGACGGATCCGAGGCCACCCAGATCGCCGCGGGGCTGCCCGGCGTCCAACCGATGCGGATCACCGGAGACCGGAACTTCGCCGCTGACTCCACGAGTTTCCCCGGTTCGGCGCCGCTGCTGCGTCTGGCCAACAACACCGCGCTGGCCGCCAACATCCCCACACACGCAGGCACCGGCACTGTCGCCTACCGCGGCCTGTTCGCCTTCCCCCCGGGTGGGCTGACGGACGGCACCGTCATCCTCGACCTGTGGCAGGCCGTCACCAACGTGCGCCGCTGGCGCATCACCTACCACACCGGCGGTCTGCTGCAGCTGTGGGCGATCGGCCCCGGCGGGGCTGTCCTTGCCCAGACCGGACTGATCGGGTTCGCCGTCAACGGCACCGCCTCCATGCTCGGGTTCGCGGTGGTCCAGGAAGGCGGCAATGCCCACTGGCACATCTTCACCCGCCACGTCGCCGGCGGCCAGGTAGTGCAGGGCGGCCTCGACGGGACCTTCCCCGGCCAACCCGTGAACGTGGCCGCCGAGCTTTACATCAACCCGTTCGGCGGCCTGACCGACGTCACGACCGGCCACCACCTCGTCGGCACCGACCTCAACCTCGCCAGCGACATCCAGGCCGCGCTCACCGGGTACGCCGGGGAGCGGGCCGGCACCCGCTTCCTACGCCTGGCGGTAACCGAGAACGGCGTGGCCGCCAGCGTCGCCGGCAACGTCCAAGACACCACACCCATGGGGCCGCAGGGCGTAGACACGCTGCCGAACCTGCTGCACGAGACAGCGGCCGCCGACGGCGCCGTACTCGGCGAGGCCCGCACCTCAACCGACCTCGTCTTCCGTACCCGCACCGACATGTACAACCAGGTGCCCGCGGTAATGGTCGACCTCGCCACCTACCGCACCACCGCCGGCACGTCCGCCGGCGTGCTGGCCCCGGTGTACGACGTCACCGGCCTCGTCAACGCCTTCACCGCCGAACGCAAGGGCGGCTCCTCAGAGATCGCGGTCGACGACACGTCGATCGCAGAGGACGGCCTGTTCGAGGACCGCGACGAATACAACGTCTACACCGATGACCTGCTGCCCGACATCGCCGGCTGGGCGGTCCATCTCGGCACCGTCGACGAGTACCGCAACCCCGCGCTCGCCCTCGACCTGGGCGCCAACCCGCAGCTGATCCCGCAGTGGGCGGCGGTGGAACTCGGCGACCGGATACAGCGGCTCAACCCGCCCGCCCCGCACCCGCCGGGCGGCATCGACCAGATTCTCGACGGCTACAGCGAGACCATCGGGCCGAAACGGTGGGAGATCTCCGCCAACATGCAGCCCGGCGGCCCGTGGGGGGTAGCCGAGGTGTTCAACCCGGGCGCCGAGCACGGCTCCCTCGCGCGAGTCGCGGGCGAGCAGGACATGGTCCTCGCACAGGCCATCGACGACAACGACACCGCGATCCTCGTGACGAGCCTGTCCGGACAACAGCGGTGGTGCACGCCCACCGACGACGGCGAGTCGGCGGCCGACTTCCCCCACGATGTGACGGTCGGCGGAGAACGCATGACAGTGTCCGACGTGGACCCTGGCGCCTCCGACGGGTTCGGTCGCACCGTCGCGGGCGGCTGGGGCACCCCCGACACGTCCGGAACCGGCGCCGTCTGGGCGGTCACCCACCCCGCGGACTCCTCGGTCACCTCGGGAGAGGGACGCTTCGCGCAGCCGAGCACCGCCACGCTTCGCACCGCCACGCTCGACATCGGCGCCGCCAATGCCGAGATCTCGGTGGAAACCATTCTCACGGTCGCGAACGCGACCGGGGCCCCGTGGACGAAGTGGATCGGCCTGCGATGCGCCGACCTGTCGAACTACTACGTGGCACAGTTGATCCTCAACACGAGCGGTCAGGTCCAGCTCACGGTCATCAAGCGTGTGACCGGGGCACTGACGTCGCTGGACCAAGGCGGCTCCCTCGTTACAGCCGGCGTGAACACGGCCATGGACCGGTGGCGCATCACCTTCAAAGCCGCCGGCCCCGACCTGGTCGCCACAGCGACGAACCTGACCAGTGGCGGCTCGGCGCGGGTCGGCGGCCACGACGACGACCTCTCCGCCGGCAACCTGCTGCTCCTCGGCGACCGGCTGGAGGCCGGCAACGGCAACGTCGTGACAGGCCGGTGGGACAACCTGACCGTCACCACGCCGCAGATCCTCACCGTTACCCGTTCCGTCAACGGGGTCGTCAAGTCGCATGACCCCGCCGCTGTCATCGACGTAGCCGACCCCGCGTACGTAGCCCGATGAGGAGGCTTGCGTGAGTCTGACGTGGACTGTCGGGCAGGTCATCACCGCCGAGCGGCTCAACCGCCGCAACCCGGTAAGCGTGATGAAGCCCGGCGACACCTCCCGCGCCTCAACCACCACCTCGACCGCCGACCCCGACATCGTCCTCGTTTTGAAAGCGAACACGACGTACGACCTGCGCGGCAACCTCTACACCACCGGCGGCAACGCCGCCGGCGCCTTCAAGTACGCCTGGTCGTGGACGAACACCGCAACGGTCTACATGGGAGCGACCGGTCCACACAACACCCTGCCGTCCGGGTCGGAGGAGCCAGGCGAGTGGGTGTTCCGCCCGGCGGACTCGACCTCACCTTCGACCGAAACCCCGTACGGCACCTCGACCGCCGGCGTGTCGGTGCGCGTCAACGACCGGATCGTTGTCGGCGGATCCGACGTCACCCTCACGCTCATCTGGGCGCAGCAGTCCAGCAACGCAACCGCGACCGTCCTCAAGGGCGGCAGCTACATCACCGCCACCCCGGTCGCGTAAGGAGGGATCCAATGCCCGACTGGTACCTCAACCCGGCACTCACCCGCTTCCGCGCCGCGGTCAACGCCCGGTACGGGGCGCGTCGCGACCTGGAGTCCGACGGCACGATCGGCGACACCGCCCACTCGGCCCGCACCTCCGACCACAACCCTGACCCCGACGGCAGCGTCGACGCCTGGGACATGGACGTTGACGTCAACGGACGGGGCCAGCCATACGCGGCGGATGTCGAGGCGCTCAAGCGGGTCTTCCAGTCGCACGAGTCGAGCTCGTACTGGATCCACAACGATCAGATCGCGCGGCGGGCGAACGGCTGGCGGCGGGAGTCCTATGCGTACGCCGGGCCGAGCCGCAACCGGCACGAGAAGCACGTGCACTGGAACACCCGGCAGAGCCACGAAACCAGCACGGCTCCCTGGATTCTGGAGGACGACATGACTCCGAAGCAGCTCGAAGAGCACAACGCCAACACGTGGCAGATCCGCAACGTGCCCGGCCCGGACGGCAAGCGGTACATCCTCACCGGCGCCATGGGCCTGATGGTCCAGCGGCTCGCCGCCCTCGAGAAGACCGTGGCCGCGCTGGCGAACGCGGCACCGACCGAGCCGATCACACCAGCGCAGCTGGCCGAAATCCTGGCCGCCGCCGAGCGGGAGGCGCGCGAGGAGGTCCGCGACGCGCTGCGCGACGCCGCGGACGCTGCCACCCCGCAGGAGTAGGCCGTGGCTGACGCCGTCACCGCAGCGTGGATCGCGTCGGCCGCTGCGGTAGTCGGACCGATCGTCACCTGGGCCGTCACCCGCCGACGCGTCGACGCCGCCACCGTCGAACTTACCGAAGCACAGGCCGAGGAGATCCGTGGCCAGGTGTGGGCGCGCCTGAACGACGACCTGCGCTCCGAGATCATCCGGCTGCAAGGCCGGATCACCGACTTGGAGACCAGGCTCGCGTCTCTCGATGCCGCGCTCCGCGCGAAGGACACCGAACTCGCCGCGGTGCAAGCGGAGCGCGACCAGCTACGGATCCAGCTTGCTGCAGCACAGGCGGAGCTGCAGGCGAAGGAGCGGGAGATCGGCGACCTGAAGGCGGCGTTCCCGCGCTAGCGGTCCAGCACCCACCTCTCACCGACCTGACGCCACGGACCCAACTCGCCCACCGGCTCCCGCCGGGCGTTGTAGGCGGCGGGCACGTCCACCCACCCGTCGCGGCCGGCCTTGAGCCGTTCGATGTCGCGTTCGGCCGCCTCGCGGGTTGGCCACGCCCAGCCGTTGACGCGTAGCGCGGATTGGGTGGTGTGGGTGAACCAGCGGCCGTCGGGGAGGCGGCCGAGGGTGATGTAGACCTCGCGCCAGCCGCCGCCGTGGCCGGTCTTCCAGCGGCGTAGGCGCTGCTTGTCGTGGACGTGCGCGAGGTCGATGGGCTCCCCATCCATCACCTGATGTTCGCACAGGCGTTCGGATGGTTGTAGTCGCTGACCGCTTCTATGTGCGGCCGGGCCGATTACCCCCCACTCCCGCCGGTCTCGAATCGGTCACGTCTCTGACCTGCGCGTTCGCTGCGGGGTCCTCCTGTTTCCCCACCTGACCTGAGGAGCGCTCGTGCGCGTCTACTACGACACCGAGTTCCTGGAGGACGGCCGCACCATCGACCTCATCTCCATCGGCATGGTGGCCGAGGACGGCCGCGAGCTGTACCTGGTCAACAGCGAGGCGCCTTGGCGGCGCATCCGCAAGCACGACTGGCTGATGGCCAACGTGGTCCCTCACCTGCCAAAGCCCCACGGGGACTGGCGCAACCAGGCGCCGAAGTCCTGGCTGGTCGACTTCTGGAACCCCGCCGTCAAGCCGAAGGCGCGGATCGCCGACGCCGTCCGCCAGTTCCTTGCCGATACGCCGGCTGTCGAGCTCTGGGCGGACTACGGCGCCTACGACCACGTCGTCCTGGCGCAACTGTTCGGCCGGATGATCGACCTCCCCGACGGCGTCCCGATGTGGACCAACGACCTGCGGCAGGAGGTCGCGCGACTCGGCAATCCGCCCCTTCCGGATCAGCCGGTCGGCGAGCACAACGCACTCGCCGACGCACGACACCTGAAGGTCCGCGCCGAGCACCTGGCCGCGCTGACCGCGTCCTGAGATGTGCCCGGGCCGGCGCCAGGGGTCGCCTGGCCCGGGCCTTCACCCCAACCCCCAACACAGCCCCGAGGAGGGGAACATGACCACCACCTACCCGCCGTCCACCGAGGCCGACGCCAAGAACCGCGCCCTCCGCACCTTCGCCCAGGGCCTGCTCATCGACGTCGCCACCGTCGTCATCGCGCTGCTCGTCACCCTGCTCTCCGCCGAGGTGCAGTGGACCCGCGAGTACTGGTACGGCGTCGCCGCCCTGGTCGGCAAGACCGCCCTCGCCGCGGCGGTGTCGTATGTGGCGCGGAAGGTCGTGCCGCCGCAGCCGTGAGTGGCATGGAGAGGGGCCCCTTTCGGGGCCCCTGTCCTCACTTCAGCTTGGCGGTGGGGGCGTTCGCGGCGATCCACTTCTCGGCCTGCTGGCGGGCGGTCTGCTCGTCGGGTGCGAGCTCCCAGGTCTCCGTGTCGCCGGTGCTGGTCTCGATCGCGATGGCGTACCAGTTCATTGCCGACCTCTCCTCTGTGGACTTGTCTTTCTCGCTTACACCTCTATCGTAAGGGGCCCCCTTGCATTTGTCAAGACTCCCCTTACACTGAATCCATGAGCGACGTCTTCGACCCACTTCGCAAGCTCGCGGCGATCACCGATCCCGCCGACCGGGCCGCCGCACTCAACACAGCACTCGCCGCCCTACCCGACATCAACGCCGAGCTGCGCGCCGCCAGACAGGCGGCCGTCCAAGAACTCCGCGCCACGCGCGGCATGAGCCACGCTGACGTCGCTGCCCTGCTCGGCATCTCCCGCGGCCGCGCCCAGCAGATCGCCGAAGGCCGCACCACCGGCAAGCGGGCCGACAGCGACTAGCTCTGTCGCACCCACCGGATAGCCTGAGATCTCCCAGAGCCGTACGTCCACACGGCAAGCGCCCCGTCTCTCCCGAAGGAGGGGCGGGGCGCTTCAGTCTGTTCTGGGGCTCTACAGCGTGATGACGGCGTCCTCCGCGAGCGTAAACAGCCCCGCGTCGAACACGATGCTGCTCAACTTCGCGCCCTTAGGCACATCGAAGTACACAAACGCGCGTACCTGATTGCCGGGGTTGACCTCGTCCAGGAAACCCTCGCCTTCCTTGTTGCCGTAGATGTTCGCCTCGCCGTCGGCGGAGAACTCGCGACCGGTCGAGTCCTTCGCCTTCACGGTTCCGTCGGCGTGGAAGTAGTGCGCCTTCTTGCTCACGTTCTTCGCGGACACGTCGACGCGACAGAAGGAGCCCTGCGCCTTCTTGTTGAGGAACTCGTTGCCCACCTGGGCGATGCCGCACTTCGCGCCGTGCACGATGAACTCGAAGTCGCCACCGCGGACCGTTTGCCCAACGCGGTACGTCTTCGCTGCGCCGTCGACCTTCTCCTCGGGCGGTGCCTCACCGCCGGCCGTGTTGGCGGTGGTCGTGTCCGGGTTTCCGCCGACCGCGGCGACGATGCCGCCGCCGACACAGAGGACGGCGAACACGGCAACGACGACGCCGATGATCAGGCCCGCGTTGGACTTCTTCCTCGGCGGCGGCGCGTACTGGACAGGCGGGGGCGGACCCCACTGCGGCTGCCCCGGACTGTGTGGCTGCTGCGGTCCAGGAGTAACGGGCGGCTGATATGACACGGTGATCTCCTATGCAGGGTCTTCGGCAGGGTCGAGAGGGATTAGACGGCGGCCGGCCAGACCCTGCCGGAGGCCGGCCGCCGAGCTTTCTGGGAAGACCGGCCACGGTAGCGGGCGCCGAACCAGGACTGCTGTCAGATCAAGGTCACCGCAGCCGTTCGTACGGCGCATTCGGACAACCCCGCCGCTCCATCTCGTACACAACGTCGGGGCTTTCCGCGACTACGTCGCGCAGCGCCGCGCACTCGGCAGGATCCGGCGGGACGTAATCGCCGGAAATCAGCCACACGCCGATCAGGCCGAGGATGAAGATGAGGGCGCCGGCAAGAAGGCGCCAGGGAAGCGGCCGACGATCCGGTTCTCCGGCGCCACCGGGATCGGGTTCGGGTTTGGTTGGCAGCCGGTCGCGCACCGGTCGACGAACCCGCGGCGCACCAGCTGGGCCAGCCTCCCGCAGTGCTGGTGATCGC